GCCATTTTTTAAAATCACTTTCATTTTTTAACCCCTTTTGACATAATGTAATAGTTTTTGTAATAATCTTTTCGTGCTTGTCTTTGTTCCGCAGTTAGCCCTTGCAAGTATCTTTTCTGATAATCCGGGTTAGCCTTCCGCCATTTAGCCGAAGAAGCCGAATCCCTTTTATATTTGCACGCATCACAGGAATACTTTGCGCCAGATCCGTATCGGTACGTTTTACCGCACGCGCAAACTCTCGTTTTTATCTCGGATTTGGAACCTTTGGGACGTCCTAGCATTTCATTACCTTCCTTCCGCCCTCTAAGGGCTATTTTGTTGTTAGTATATCCGCTCTAATACTACACAGTTTGCGACTACAACCTCACCCGTGTCCTCGCCGTACTCTAAAAAATCACCGTCAACAATATATTTATGCGGGTATGGATACACACCGTCCCTTTCAGTGCCAACCTCAAGGACAGATGTTCCCGATAGAGTTTCACCTGTTAAGTCTCCATCATTATAGACACGACTGCTCGGGAGTTTAGCCCCTATTTGCAAATCGTTGTCGTATCTTATATATCTCATTTTCCCATCCTTCCGCCCCGTGGGGCTGTTGTTGTTTTGATAGTCACCTCAACTATCATACTAATAATATACACATTTTCTGAATTAAAGTGTTAATTTTTTTTATATTTTTTTATATTTTTTTATGCACTTTTATTTTGAAATCGATTATATTATTCATAACAAAGGAGGTTTTCATGGGTGTAATTCAAAAACGCGGTGCATGGGTCGAGGCTGGCAACAAAGTATTCGTTCGCTGTCCTGAGTGTGGGAAAATAGCGCCTTTCGGTGCATGCAATGATTCAAGGTGCCCGTCTGGGTTAAAGATTGCGAAGATGCTTTTAATAGCAGCTTCCGGGGATGGAATGGAACCTTTAAAGCGCCCGGATTGCCCGGACGGGTTCAGAATCGACGGGCGTTTCCTTGAATATTATTGCAATGATAGGGCCGGTTCGACGCACCTGCACAGGATGGCTATATAATGATCAATATTCGATGTTCTTCGCTTCCGTCGGTTTCAGACTGTTGCAGAATGGCGGTCGCTAATTCTCAGCGTGAAATCATCACGGAAGCCGGGTTTGATTTAAACGAACGTAGAACGGGTATTTATAGCCTAATAGGTACGGCGGTACATAAGGGCAACGAAACCATTTTGCGTAAAAAAATCATATCCGGCGCGCTTCCATCGTATTCTGAGGCGATCGATTCGGCAATGAGTGATTTTTCGGAGAATCTACAGAAAACCGAAGGCGTTATTTTCGATGATACGACGGTAAACCAGAACCACGCAGAGCGACAGATTAAGACGCTGACGGCTGCATATTATAGGGATGTTGCCCCGAAGATCAAGTTTCCTGAAGGATGCAACCCAGACGACCATTTAGAGGTTGCACTGCGCGCCGAGATTCAAGGTTTTGAAATTACCGGCCATGTTGACGTTATTTCTGAAACTTCGGTTCTCGATACTAAATCCGGTAAAACGGTTCGACCGTACCACGCGCAGTTGGGTATGTATGCAAATCTGTTAGTATCGACAAGGAATTGGAAGCCGAAATTTTTGATAACTAACTATTTGCCGCGTGTGATGGTCGATAAACCTTACCCCGGAACTAAAAACGCCGGTTATGAAGTCGATTTTTCGATGAACGAAGCGTGGTATTTAACGAATCAGCTAATTCGAGATATAAAGAGTTTTCAGCAATGCGGAAACCCGGCGGTATTCGTCGCTAATCCAAATTGCAGTTTATGCAGTGAAAAATACTGTGCCGCGTTTGGTACGGATTTCTGTAAATATTACAAAAAAGGAGAGGTGAATAATGCCTGAAAGAAGAAAATCACCGATAATCAAAAACCTAATGCCGGGTTTATCGGAGAGGGGCAAAATCAAAATCGGTAAAAAGGGAGCCGAAAGAAACGGTTCAAACGGTGTCTACCAGTTGCCGCAAAAGCTCGACCATTTCCTTATTACAACGCTTGAACGCGGAAAGGATAACAATTTTGTTATCAACAAGGAAATACACGAAGAACTGGGCGAAGCTCCGAAAGTTATTCCGATAACTTTATTGTACGATGATATTTCCCTAAATTTCCAGTGTCGTTATACTTGCTATTTCGGTAAAACTTTGTATTGTTCTGGTGACGGCGAATGCGCTGACAGATTGAAGGCGAAAGACTCACCGGAGCGCCATGAAGTACCGTGCCCATGCCATAGAAACGACCCGACATTTACCGGGGATGACGGCAAAGGAAAAGGAAAGTGCAAAATTAACGGAACTCTTTCGGTTATGATCGCTTGCAAAGCTTCAACCGTCGGCGGAGTATGGAAATTCAGGACAACAGGTTATAATTCAACGGTCGGAATTTTGTCCTCGCTATCATTGATAAAAACGATAACAGGCGGGGCGCTTGCAGGAATACCTTTGAATTTGACAATCGTTCCGAAGGTCGCAACAAACCCGGTTGATAATTCAGCGGTTACCGTTTATGTTGTTGGCGTTGAATTTGCCGGAAACGTTCAACAATTGCGCGATGCTGGAATGAAAATATCACTCGGAGACGCGACTTATCGCCAAAGATTAGCGCATATTGAAGAGGAGGCAAAACTTTTACTTTCTGTTGACAGCGCATATATTGACGAAGCTGCAGACATTGTTGATGAATATTACCCGGAAGAACACGGACAACCCGAAGTATTACCGCCGGAAGGTGCGAAAGAAATCGTTCTTGAAGCCGAAGTTGTTCCAGTTGATCCGGTACCGGAACCAAAACCTGAACCAACAAAGAAACCAACGAAAAAACCAGAACCGGTTGCCGTGGAAGTAACCGCCGAAGTATCAGCACCGGTACCAGTAACGAAACCGGAACCCGCATCGGAGCCGATCGCAGCAAAAGAACCAGTACAAACAACCGTTTTCGGGGATATTCCCGAAGATCTTTTTTAACAGGAGAAAACCAAAATGAAACTACTCGAAAAAATCATCGTTACCGGCGTGAAGTTTAATCGCACGCTTGAATCTTATAACAGGCTACCTGAGAGCCATAAACCGGAATTAAAACCGAAGCTTGATAAAATGCTTGCGGATATTGAAAGCTATGTTACAGAATACCTTTCAAGTGTTAAAACGAATCCGCAGCCGGTTTTCGTATCAACGCCGGAACCGGCCCCGGTACCGGAACCAAAGCAACCGCCGAAGACCGCCGAAGATATCAAGAAAACCGGACCGAAAAACCCGGTGATTGCAGACCCAAGAATTACAAAGGCGCTTGAATCTAAACCTGAACCGAAACAGGAGGACATTTTTCAATGATTTTCAAAGTAAGAAACTATAGAGGGATCGGCACCGCCGATATCGAACTTGATAAACTCGCGCTTGTTACCGGGTTGAATGGTTCCGGTAAATCAAGCACTATCGAGGCGATTATGTGCGCAGCAACCGGACAACCTAACCCTTTCAAGGATGTAACGAAAAAAGAGTCCTCAATGCTGGTTCATTCCGGGACGCCTTCTGGGTCGGTTGAATATGTTGACGGTGAAACGGTTTCAAAGGTGTCTTTCCCGTCAATGGAATACTCATCGGTGAAACAACCGGTTTTAATTTCCGATATTGCAGCCGGAATCGATTCGTTGTGTGATATGAAAATTCCTGACCGCATCAATTATATCGTTACAATGATGAAAGCAACCCCTACAATCGAAGATCTCGCTTCGGAGCTTGTCAAGGTAGGTCTCATACCGGAAGGCACGGCAAAACCTACGGAAACGGAGCTTTGCGTTAAACTTTGGGAAACGATCGAGATAAACGGCTGGGATAACGCCGCTAAACAGGCACGCGAAAAAGGAACCAAATTAAAAGGCGTTTGGGAAGACACGACCGGCGAGAAAAAATACGGAAAACGTATTGCTGAATCTTGGATCCCGGAAGACTGGTCGGCGGAACTTGAAGGAATCGGCGAAGAAAAACTTGTTCAGATTGTCAAGGATTGCAAAGAATGGAGAGACGCAGCCTTAAAAGAACAATCGATTTCTGAATATGAGCAAGACACCCTGCAAATTCAGGTTGACGCTATGCCGGATATCGAGAAAAAAATGGTTTCTCTTGAACAAGCAATACGCGAATGCAACGACGAAATCGCGAAGATTAAAACCGAGATCGACGAAAAAACCAAGGCTGATAAACCGGTTCTTGAGTGCCCGGCATGCAAACAGAAGCTTGATTTTGAAAACTCGGTGCTGGTTAAAACAGACCGCGTTCCAAAGCAGGCCGAAGACGTTACCGACCTTAAAAATCGCGGAAACGGTTGGATTGCAACAAAGCAGAGCCACGTTGAAGCGTATGGAGCGCAAAAACAGAAACTTTCCGAAGCTATCGAAGCGAGAAACAAGCTTGCGGAACTTCGATCGGCACCGGAGCAGCCGGAACATTCTGTTACCGAAGTTCTACAGAAACTTGAACTTGCAGAATCGCGTTTGAGTGCTTACCAGATTTACAAAAAGGCATTGAAAGCGCACCGGAATATCGAAACGAACGAAAAGTTGGTTGAAATCTTGGAACCGAAAGGAATCAGAAACAAGAAATTGACCGAAGCGTATGCAAAAATCAATCGTTCGTTAGCGGTAATCTGCGACGGTGCCGGATGGAAAAAACTAGAATTGAACGAAAACTGCGAAATTATTTTCGGCGGTGTTCCATACGGTAGAATGATTGCAAAATCGGAACGGTACCGGGCGCGAATTTTGTTGCAGATCATGGTCGCATGTGCGGAATCATCAAAGTTTATGGTCATCGATGATCTTGATGAACTTCTTGAATCGGTTCGCTCGCAAATGTTAAAGGCAATCTTGAATACAAAGATACCTTGTATCGCGGTTGCAGCTATGCAATCAAAGGAAAAGGTTGCGGAGCTTTCCGGCAAGCTTAAAAACATGGGCGGGCGTTGTTACTGGGTTGAAAACTCTGTTGCGAAAGAGGTTTGATTATGGGAGATATGATATATCAAGGCGGTAAAAAATTTACCGTTTGGGTAAAAAAGATGTACGGCAATAGCTGGATAGAGAAAGAGGTCATTTGTGTTATAAAAATAAACGCGTATTTTGTTTTAATAGATGACATGGGTTATTCTGACTTGTGGAATTGCTTACAGAAGAGAATCCAAACAACGACACAAAACAAGAGGCTCTTGATTTGTGTAAAGAAATCCTTGAACATGAAAACTGGTCATTTGATCAAGCAGAGGCTTTTTTATCAAAGGCATGTGAAATTGCCAGAAAGGATAAGTCGTAAAATGTTGAAGAAATACAAATTGCTTAATGACGGGCATTTTAATTTTCTTAAAGGCGTTAATTTTCCAATAACGGTCGAAGGAAGTGTTTGCGAAAAAACACCGATCGGAGTTGACGTTCCAGTTAAAGAATTGAAAAAATATGCTGATACAACATTATGCGAATCAGAATCTATCTTTTTCTTTCTTGATACTGAAATAGTACCAATTGAAATCAAGGCAAAAAACAAACCAAAAATCAAAAAGAGCACGTTACTATTCTCGCTATCTGCTTTAATGCTTTTGATTGCACTCGTACTAACAATAGTATCAAAAAACTATTTTGCTTTTATGATATGCTTTGCTTTGATCTTTGGCGATAATTTAGACAAGGCCGCCGGAACTTTAAGGAAAAACGGAGATTTAAAAAAATGAAAAACAACAAATTATTGACCGTGAAAGAGCTGGCTTTGCGCTGGTCAATGTCGGTAAACACATTAAATCAATGGAGGCACGAAAGAAAGGGTCCAGCGTTTATTAAATTGGGCGGTGTTCGATATCCGCTCGATGAGGTTTTAAAATTTGAAAAGGAGCTTTTGAAGAAATGAAAACGCTTGAAAGGCTCATTTTGAAATTTATCACAGGAATGATTCTCGCTGTAAATATCGCATCGATAATCATTATTATTCTAGCAATCAAATTTATTTTCACGAAAGGTTTTTAAAAATGAGATTGACAAAAGAAACACTTGAACTTGAATGCAATCTGACACCGGAAGAGCGCCTTGAGTATTCAAAGCAGCTTGCGAATCACATCAAGGATAAAGCCGTTGTTACCGACCGCCTGACGGCTTATAAATCGCAGGCAAAAGCAACGATCGACGCGCACGATGCAAATATTAATTCATTATCAACAAAGGTTTCAACCGGTAAGGAATTTCGCGAGATTGTTTGCGACATCGAATATGACTGGGACAATAAAACAAAATATTGGCGCCGTCGTGATTCGAACGCAATCTGTAAAGAGGATATTATCACCGAGCGCGATCTTCAGGAGGTTCTTGACCTTCGCGAAAAAGAAGACAAGGAGAAAAAGAAACAGGAGGAGCAGGATAAACAAATAAACGCAACCGCTGCAGTAATAGCAGAGAAAGTCGTTGATCTTGTAAAAACCGAACAACCTGAAGAGGTTCCGACTGATGTTGTCGCGGCTATCGAAGTGCCAGACACACAAGAAACACCGCCGGAAGGTGCCGCAGAATCCGAAGAATTTTTTAACTAAATAAAAAAAAGAGGCTCCAAAAACGGAGCCTCTTTTGTTAAATATAACCGATTTTTTAAATAAACCGCAAGAACGAGAACGATCCAATACTCAAACTCGTCGTTCCGATAAAATTACCCCCAAGTTTTGAAACTGTAAAAAATTGATCTGCTATTGTAGGCATTGTAATTGTACCAATACTTTTAACGTTTGAATTGTCAAAAATCAAAGCTGGCATTTCTGGAGCAGCACCATTACTCAAAAAATTCAACGGCATATCTGTAACAGCTTCTATTCTGAAAGTCGATCTTGACCCGTTTATTAATCCGGTTATACCGGTTGGAAAAAATAGAGTAATAAGTTTAGCGGCCTGAGTTATATATCTAACCTCAAAAGTAACTTCTTGGTTGAAATATACGTTTGTAACTTTGCATTGAAAATCATCATACACAAAATCTGAAACCTCGTCATCAAGTTGAACCTTCGGACAACTTCCGTCTGAGTTTTGCCCCCTGTGATTGTGTCCAGTGTTCGCATTTATACCCCAGTAAGATTCCATTAAAGCCGGTGTTATAAATCCGAATGGTGGCGTCGAGGGCCATAAAGTTTTAGCCATAATATTTTACTCCTATGGTATATAAACGAAGCTCCAGACCGTCCACGCGGGCTGTAAGCGCAAATATAATTTCTCAAGTTCCGGGGCCGATGCAACACCGGTAACAGTACACGTTATATGATAGCATGTGTCAAGTCCATTACCAGACGTAACTTCACCGGGAATCAGTGTTGCAGTTCCGGTTGGCGAAGTGTTCGACGAATACGGAGCGACAATAAACGGAAACACGCCGGAACCTTCGGTTATCACAACGGTATATTGCCCGGCCCCTAAAACGTTACCGATGTTTTCAAAATACGCTTTCGATAATCCGCCTCGTTGACGCATCGCCGACAAAATTCGATTCTGTCGCTGTTGATTTGTCCCGGTTGAAACTAGATTGTATTCTTTTTCATATTCTTCAAGAAAATCAACGGTCACATCAGGAAATAAATTAACAAGTAATTCATCCGCAGCATCTTCGGTCATGTCCAAATGTTCACCGATTACCGCGAAATTTTCCTGCATTTTATTCATACTATTCATCGGTGATTAACCCCTTTACAGGAAACAATCGCAATAACGCCCGGCGGTGTCTACTATCCCACTGGTAAGGCTCAAATAAATAATACCCATGCAGCAAATGGACTTGTTCCATGTCGTCAACTATACGTTCTTCATCATTGGGCCACGGCATTGTTAAGTCGGAGAAATTAACTCCGACGTTTAATGCCATGGCCCTTTTTTGTGCGGTATCTACTGCCATATTATGACAAATTCCTTAATTGAGAGACAACAAACGTGCTTCCGTTATCGGTTGTATCAGCTTCACAAATAGGTGTATCAGCATCGTTTGTAAACCGTCTCAAACTTGTGGTTTGGGTCTTCTCGTTTCTTAAAGCCATGTGCAATAATTGAATCGCTTCTTTCAAGGTTGGAGTTGCACTTGTTACGCCTGTCAATTCAGGAATCGCACCAACAACAGCAGCTTCTATGTCTGCAAGCTCTGTTTCAAGTTGATCAACGGCAAAACGTGCGTCATCAGAAATAGTAACCGCACCGCCTGAATAATCCGTTATTGTGAAATTTCCACGGATCGCAATCGTTCCACCGGTACAACTTGCATCAATAATCAGTTGCCCGTTTCCTTCGATTGACATTCTGCAACCTGCAGACATAGATTTTACTCTCATTCCGCCGGAATAGCTTCGTAATTCAAGTGTCGAATTGGTTCCGAAATTAAATATTGGCGTGTCGGTACCAGCAACACCTGAATAACAATGGTGTGCGATATACTGTGAATCATTGTAACCAGTTATTTCACCTCCGAAAGAACAACGGAACATTCTGAAGCTCGGAAGCGTAACACCCTGATCTGAAAGGTGGCATTCTTCGATTCTTACCGGCGCTGGGTTTGTTGATACCGCAGTACCAATTAAACGAGCACCTGTTATTCTTGCGTTTCCGATATCCTGATTATTCAGTGTTAAAGTATATGCGTATCCTTCAACATCAATTTCGTCAAGTCCCTGTGTCAATGTCAGCGCCGATCTTGCATCCATGTGTAAATGGTTAAATCTCGACAAATTCATTATAGTAATTGCGTCATCAAGGTTATCGACAGGGTTTTGAGGTGTTCCGTTTTCACCAACAACCGCGCCCGGTGTTCCGTGCAATGTGTCAATGTAGACTTTCGCACCATAAAAAACTTGATTACCTTGCAACCAAACAGCATCAGAAATTTCTGCAGCGGTTAATCCTACGGCGACGGCACGAACAAGAACCTGATCAAGTTCAACGATATCCGCAACGTTGTTTCTGATTGACCGGAAAGCTATTCGAACACGACCTTCAGGAGAATTTTCGCGGTGTTGAGAAATAAGCGGATAAGTAAAATTTAGATCGGTTGCAGATTCACCGATCTGAGTAGACACACCAGAAATCTGTTGCCATGCCATTGTTACCCAGTTATAGGCAAAAACGTTAGTCGCTGCGGTGCCACCCCCAACAACGACAGTTTTTCCGTTTATGTAAACCGATTGCGGAACTTTGTCCTCAATTTGAAATTCAAGATAAAAATCAAAAACATTTACTCCGTCAGGTCTTACTTTCAGATAAACATCGTTTTTAGTATGCGTGTCGGTGTAAGTTCCAGACGTAACAACGCCTGAAGTTACTGTTGAAGATAGCGCAATTTCGTTTTCTGGAACACCTTCAACGATAGCACCCTGCAATTCTGCGAGGGAATCGGTTGAAGAATCAAATGCAAGGCCGTTTGCGTTATCTGCCATTTTTGTTAAGTTTGATGCTATCGTTGCAGCACCGCCGGACAGTGCGACCGGTGTTCCGATCCTTGTTGTTACTGTGTCGATCTTTGTATCAAGAGTTGTTCCAGTATCTACAAGTATTGAATCAACAACTCCGTCGATTGTATCGAGTTTACTATCAAGAGTATTAAGAGGGAAAAGTTCTTTAGCAGCGATATCGCTTCCGCTTCCTTGGTTCCAAATATCAAAAGCCGGGTCGTTACCATTTCCATAAATCTTTACTGCTTGACCGTTTTGATTGATAACATTTAATTGCTGTAACGCAAATATTGATTTTCCAGTTGCTAGTGGAATACCTGAAATACTTGTTAATTCACTAGAAATAGAAGTTAGTTCGTTTGTTGCTAAAACTGCAATATGATCTATTATTAATTGATTACCTGCGACAGAATCCAACCCAACGAACTTTACTTGCAAAATTCCGTTCCACATCATATTGGATTCATTAAGTCTATAAGAATATAAATAAGAGCTGATTCCAGTTTGAATCCTTGAACGGTAATCATCAGAAACCTTTTCATAATCTAATTCATAGCTTACAAGTGGTAAATTCGCATTTGAAATATAAACATCGTAACCGTCTCCGCCATTAATACCGATTGACGTTTGAAGATATTTAGGATACCAACCAGAAGGTATTGAAAAATTTACAACTAAAGAAGGTACCCCGTTTCCGTTTTGCTCAAAAACGGTGTTGGAGCCGTTTCGTATATCCATGTCCCCAAGGGTGCCGGATGATAGAACCAAATTATTAAGAACTGCAGACCCCCCAGAATAAACAGATCTTTCTTTGCTTGTATTATTTATTATTTGTGTTTGCGGATCGGCTCCGGTTGCTGATAATGTTACACAAATACTTTTATCATAGTCCTTTATTGTATTATTTGCGTGTTCGCTAGACATAGAAAAAACATATCTTCCAGTACTGCCAATTTCAGTAACAGTGTATGTCGGAGTTATTGTGGTAGCAATTCCATCATAACCAAGCTTGGTTATTATAGCCGTTACTGTTAAACCAGTTTTATATGATGGCCTGTTTGCGCTATCAATCATAGGGACAATAAAAGAAAGGTATCCACCTGAACCCCTTACTATCTGTTTAAAATCTAAAACTTCCATATCTTAAAACCTCCGTTAAATTACACTATTCCAACACCAACGCCAACGCCAATACCCATTCCAACACTATGTATATGACCAAAACCGCCTAATAAATTCATTGTTCCGTTTCCATTATCAACACCGGTAAGACCACCAAGGTTTGGGCCTAAATTGTATATCGATAATGCGTCACTAGCACTTAATGCGTTAGAGTATACTATTGCTGATTCTGCCTGCCCGTTATGAATATTAAATAAAACCAAATTGGGTAACGCCGCATTAGTTGTCGTTGCAGGAATCGTACCAAAAAATGAAAGCGTAACAGCTACTCCGTTAACATACAATTTTAGCCTGTCTGCATTTGCTGCACCTGCGCCATTGTAAACCACGCAAATATCAGAGTATACACCAGAAGTTAATACGCTAGACAATGCAACGGATCCGTATGCGTTTGCACCGTTCGTTACAAAAATATAAAGCAGTCCGCCTTCAATGCGAAGTGCAACTCTGTTTGATGTGTCGGTAAGTGTTTGGTATATATTTCTTGTTGTTGTTAAGTCTGTTGTCTTTATTCTCGTTATGGTTGAGAATGTTGTTTTATTTTTAAAAATCAGCGTCGATCCACTTAAATTTATAACGTCATTGGAACCATCAATATTATAGTCCTTTTGTGCAAGTCTAAAACCGTAACCAGTTGCCATATTGGTAAGTGTTCCGGTAATAGTGCCGCCAGATTGAGGGCCGTTATAAAGCATAGAATAGCCGGTATTAGCATCAGCAGTTCTGAATGTCTCGCATTTTGGAACAAGCGCAAAAACAACATTGGCTTCGTTAAAACTTCCAATCATATTAACACCTCATTCGGTATTATATCCCATACCTTGTTTTGTGATACATACCAAACGTTTACAATTTGCGAAACTTTTAATTCTATCCAAGTATCAAGAGCCTCGACAATATGCTTGTCTATTTCGTAAAGAGCGAAACCGTTTATAAATACAGGAACATTGTTGTTCTTAATTTCAACGCCGATTATATTACCTTCGTTGCGTTCGCCGATCAAATATTTAAAATTGTTTTCGGACAAACCCAAGGAAATAGTCGCAGTTCGCAATATTTCGTTCGAGGCTTCGATTGTGTCGGCCTTGATTATCACATATTTACTATCGAATTCATCCATTTAAACACCAATCGAAATTGAATTTTTTATTTTAACGATAAATTCAACGCATGCCTGCTTAACATCGGCAGCAGAATCAGAATTAATATAGATTGTGATAGCGTAAAAACCTTGCTCGATCCCGGTAATCTCAACCGGATCAAAACACCAATTAGCGACAATACGACCGTCGGCCATTCGTGAAAATGTCAACGTGAAAACATCAGCAGCGTATAAATCAGAGCCGGATGTTGTCCATTTTTCCTGATCGGCGTCCGGCTTTGTCGCCCGGTAAATTGAAACCGCGCTTTCGAGAATGTCGGTCAATCCTTCAACGTTCAATAGAATTTTCCCGGAAGCTGTCGCACCTTCACGACATTCAATAACCTCAAAATTTCCGGGGTATTCCATGTTGTAATGTACTGGTCGAATCATTTTATACCTCCGTAACCGTTATTACATTCGGCCGAATAAACCGGTCATTTGCTGCTAAAACATTACCCGCAGGAAGCGACAAAACAGGGTTTATTGCACCGTATGACATCGCAATACAAATAAGCGTCGCGGTGTATAATGGCTCACCGGGCACCATTAAATTCATGTTATCGCGAATGGCCTCGGCTATTGCAGCCTCATCGACAAATTGACCTTCCGGGGCTTGCACCGTCATTGTAACCGATTGCGAAAGCGGTTTTGCAGAAACAACCGAAGCCGCAAGCATTCCGAGCGGTCGAACGGTTTCAATATAATCTTGCGTTACCGAGCGAAGTTCCTCTTCGATGTTTACCGGGCTTACAACATCAATGATCGTTTCATCGGTTGGCACCGTGAAAATACCAACGGTACCGGCACCGAAACCGGCGTTTACAACAGTTGCGAGATTGTTATAATATACGGTTCCGTCGTATTCGAAAAAACAATTATTCTGATCAAGTGCCCAGTCTTCAAAATCCTGCTTGTTCCCACCAGCCGGAGCTTGACGAATGAAGCGCAATATTTTATTCAAATACGTCGAATCGGTATCCGTTTCGAGGTAAGGAATATCATAAATCGCGCCCCATTTTCTGAGGTTTTCGGCGTCTGCAGTATCGACGAACATTTGCTTTTTGTTATAGTCGCACTTCTTGAAAATACCCCAAATCATAGAAGCCAAAACGGAACCCATAATAAAAGGCATAGAGCCTTGAGACACGTCCGGGTTTGAATCGAGATTCTGGTAGTCGGTGAGAATATCTCTTAATATCTGATCAAAATCTTTTTCATACAATAAAGCCATCGGCGGGCCCTCCTACACTTCTGAAAGTGCTTAAATCGACAGGCGTTCCGTCGGCCTGCGTTGCTTTTATAAATATGTCAACGCGCCCGATAGCCTGAATGTTTTTTTCAACGGTAACAAGAATTTCTCTCGCCTTGCCTATGTCAAGAATCCACTTGAGTGATTTTTCAACTCTGTCCTGAATTAATGGCAGTTTTTCATCAGTCAACTTTTTGATATCAGACAAATCAAGGCCGAAACCCGGATTATTAAAAAGTGTTCCTTTTTTAATGTTGATCGAGAAATACAAAAGGTTACCGATGTTTGTCGGCTTTTCCCATGACATTTCCGGTACACCATTCGGACCTTGTACAATTGCGAAATCCATTATTGACCTTTAACTTTTGAGGTGCAGTGCAACTCTGCAGACAATGGCGGCGTAAAAATAGTTGCGGTTGTTGGGTTTCCCGGTGTCCCGCAAGTATGCGTATGCGCTGTTAGAACTGACAAAATATCCTCCGTAACCAACTTTTTTAACGCACTTGAACCAAGTTCAATATCGCCATTACTCTTTAATATAATCTTATTTTGGTTGTTCGCAACCGTAATATCACCATTTTCCGCAATTTTAACGTATTTATTCGCATCGCGGTAAATCGTTGTAGTGTTTTCTAAACCTTCCGGACGATCTTCGGCGGTGTCAGCGCTTGCGATCATGGTAATATTTTCACCGCTTGCGATCATGTAACCGTTTGTTCCCGGCTTCAATGTGCTATGAAATCCCGCGTGCTGATAACTTGGACGCTGGGTAATTTCTTCCCCGGCCCGCCCGATAGCGTCAACCAATGAATGTCGATCGCTCGCGGTTATTTCAGAAACGACTACTTTAAAAACTTGCATTATATTTCAAGCTCCGAAGTTAATTTTTCCTTCGATAAAAATACTTCTGTCGTGGTCCCGTTGGTTCTTGAAAATTTGAATTCACGCGAATAAATAACTAAATATTCTGTAATCTCGTTGATATCATCAAAAACATTAACGTATCGATTAACGTTCCATGTTTCCCCGTTTTCGGCCGTGTGTCCTTGTACCGTATATGTAACCCCAAAACCTTCAATTCGTTGATCCTCGCGTTCCTGAATCGCTATCAGGCGCGGGCTTTCTTGTTCGTCATCAACTTGCATAGCCATAAACTTAATATTTGGCACCGTTGAATCTTTTGCAATCTTGAAATGACCAACAGTATCAGAGTCGGGATCATCAACTTGCGAAGAAACCATAATTGAACTATACCGCCCGGAAATATCTTCGTAAAAATCGTATGACAAAGCATTATTTCCGATACCGTCACGCCGGAAAGTAATCGAATATTCGATTGTGTCGTTGTATCGCTTCCGGTTCAGATCGCCGATATACAAAGTGCCTTCGTTTTCATAAAGAATTTCATACCCAAGCGCCTTAACAAGCTGGTTTATTTTGTCAAAAACGCGGTCTCCGACGTTTATTTTGTAGTGTTTCCTGGCTTTTAACCCAGTAAAAGCTTGATCGTAAACCGTAGAATAACCAGATCCATCAACGGTTTTTGAGTTATTAACGTCTGCAACAGTCGCAGAATTGCGACTACTTACGTCTGAAGAACTATTAAAACCGGTTGAATCTTCGATATTTTCCGCCGATCCGCGAGGTTTAACATAGAAATCCGTCTGCTTAATCAACGCCTCAATGATAAATTTCGGCGTTTTATTGTTAAAATCCTTGAAATTGTTGCAGAAGCTTTCGACAAGTATTCCGGCGCGGTCTTTTCCTGATAATGTAACTATCTGTGAACTTTTATCACCGCTTGCCTGTTTCCGTTGAATGATCCCGGTGTACTCGGTTTTTCCGTTCACCATAAACTGAATTTTATCACCGACTGAAACCGAGAAATCAACATTAACCAAGGTAACAGAAAACGGATTTGCAAGGTTGTTATAATCTGATAGGAAAGAATAATCAGAATATTGATTATCATCAGAGATAACTTCGCCGTATTTATTCGTTATGATTATTCGAATCTCATCCATTTGCTGACCTTGGAAATATTACTTTAACGGCACCGCTTGCGAAAGTCGGGTTTTTAATATGCGGATTCAGTTTCAAAATACGTTCTGCAGATTGATAATTCATACCGTTCATTATTGCGGTAGTGTGCAAACTCTGCATTGGAAGTTCTTGCGTTTCCATTCTTTCCCGTGAAAGTTTTATTTCGTTGATATACGTCTGCAAAGTCTTCGCCTGATCGCGCAGAGGTGCGTTTTCCCGATCCAAAAGCAATGCGTCATATATTAGGGCTTTAACATTAAAAAGCGTTTCTTCGAGCTCCTGCGCGGTCATTGCGTCAGGGATAGGGTCACCGCCGACATAGTTTCCGGCTGCGTCGAACGAAGCTTTCTTTTCCTTCTTTGAAATTTTGTCGCGTTTCTTGTCATCTTCTTGATAAACGTTCCCGGCTTCGTATGCGACACGAGAAGCCCCTAAAACGATTACCGCCGTCCTTTGGGTCGCGTCGGTGAAAGTGTCGGCTAAATCGCGTGTTGCTTGCGTTATATTGTTGATAAATGCAGCCGGTGAACTGCTCGCGGTGGCAAAACTTACAACCAAACGATCAATTGCAGAATTTATCGAAGAAACAATTTCACCGGGTAACCCTTGAACGTAGTCAACGGTATTTTTAATCGATGTTGCAGCCGATACTATTCGATTCAAATATGCGTCGAGTTTTCCCTTGAAAGCTGCCATTGTCGCAACAAACGCACGGAGAGACGCCGCCAATCGCTGCAATTCCGCGAGCCTGTCGGATATTCCGGCGCTTGCTAACCTAAATTGTACCCCCTGCGCCGGAAGTATATAAAGGACAAACGTCGATTCATCAGAAGTAACCTCTTCGACAAACGTAAAACTCACCGAAGCGAATTTTTTTGTTTCGTCGTCAACGCTTGAAAAACCTTCAACCATGCCGGACATCTCACCAAAAACCGGGTGAATAAAATCGACCGGCTCGCGGGTTTGTTCAAGTGTTGCCTTGAAGTTTAAAAACGATTCATACGTTGGAAAAATCGCCGTCGAAGGTTCCCAACCTTGTGTAATTGGCGGATTAGCCATAAAAACACAATCAACGGTATATGTCCGCGTGTTTTGCCCGGTGTTTTCCAGCTTGTTCCGGTTAGAAAATGGGTATTCGTGTTTTATAACCGACGAAGTAAATCCATTCGAAACAGAAACAATATTCAGGTAAAACCCTGCAATTTGTGGTATGAATCTATCAGACATTATTGACCAAACCTCCATTGATTACGACCGACGGCGTAATTGGTAAACCTTTTCGATCCGGTGTCAGAATTTGAAAGTCCTTCAAGTTTTGCGTCGGTTCTTCCCATTGTGTTATTGACAACCAGACTCAATTCAATATTGTTCAGGGCGCTTTCAACGGCGTTCATACTTGACCGGGTTGAACCAGCATTTACTATTGGTTCGAGGAAACCAACGCCGAGTTCGTCCTTTAGCCGTTTTTTTGCTGTTTCTGGTAACTTTTTGATTCTTTCGTTAAGTTGCCCGGAACGGCTAATATCCCCGGCAATACCTACTATCGGGGAAATGATATTTCCGAAAGCGACCCCGAATTTACCAACCAGCTTTAATGTTTCACCTATCGCCATGAAAGTATTTTCAAGCTGCTTTAATTTCCCCGGATCTGAAAGCAACCGTTCAAGGCTAACCGATAAATCATCAATCACGGGAACAAGTGCTTTATCGGCTAACATGGTGCCGAGCGCCCCGGCCTTTCCGAATGCCTGTCCTGATGTTTCAGAAACTCGTTTGTATCTTTCGGCGTTGACTTCTGCAGCCATTCCTCCAAGTTCAAGAAGACGGTTAAAACTCTTGATTTCTCCCCCGGTCTTCTGGTATTCAACCGCGAGAAGTTTCAAAGGAATAGCGGCCTCTGCGTTCGGGAAAAGCGCGTTTATTTTGTTGATATCCCCGCCGGTAGCTTTCAAAAGTTCCGGTATAACGTCGCCGAGATCGCGAAGGGTTCCGCCTTTTTTTGTTGTTTTAACGCCGGTGGCTTTTTCGATATCCTTCGACCGCTTCCCTATTTCACGAAGGAACGAAGCGACATAGGTAGCAGCCTCGGCTTTCCCGGCGCCCTTTCCGGCAATCTGAAACAATCCGCCGAATTCGGTAAACTGTTTCATGTTTTCAAAACCGGCTTGCGTAAACGCTCCCATAAGCTTCTGCGCTTCGCTTGTAAGTTCCGAAAGGTTAATAGAGGCTTCGTCACCTTGCGCAATCAAAACATCGAGAAAATCGAATATTCCGCCGGTCTGCTTTGTTCCAGATTCGTTGATTGAATTCTTAAGCGCTGCTATCAAAATACCAAGTTCGGAAGCGTCCGACCCGGTACCGCGCAGGGTCATTCCGATTTTGTCGAGATTCTGGGCGGCAAGATCAAAATCGCCGGATTTATCAACAATCGCCTCGAATGTTGATAAAATATTATCACGCGAAACACCGTATTTAATCGAAGCAGCGGTTATCGATTCTCCAAGTGCCGCCTGCTCTTCCCTTGACTTTTTCGCTTGTACCGCAGTTCTCGCAAGGCGTTCTTCGTATTCAATGATTCCGCGACCCATTACAACGCCCGCAGCGCCGACGGCTAAACCGGTACCAACGGCACCGGCAACACCGCGACGGAATAAACGAGAACGGCGTTCTGCGGATAACCTTTCAGCTCTTTCGATTTCACGATGGGCTGCTTTTTCTTCACGAACGCGGGCGCGAATATCTTTTAAACGATTTCGAGCACGCTTCCGGAAAAGCCGATCTTCCATCCGTTCAGATTCGCGGGCGCTTTGCTCTTCGGCTTTTCTTGTTTCGCGGATTACCTTTAAGCGGTTGCGGGCCTTTTTACGGGAAAGGCGGGCGTCTATTCGTTCCTGTTCCCGCGCTTCTTTATTTAATACCCGTTTAGCTTCTGCAACTTCTTTCAGAAGCTCTTTATTATCGCCGCCAATGGATATGTCTATATCTGCCATTATTTACCCTCGTTTTCGACCGTTTCCATTGCACGAATGTACAACCATTGCCCGGTTGTTAGTTCTGTAGAAGCTTTACCAAAGATAGAATTAGCCTTTTCGCTAAATCGATATTTGAAACGCTCCCAACAATCTCCTCTGGCTTTTTTTTTAAATCTTCCATGAGTTTATCGTAGTCTTCAGGACTCATTTTGTCAAGAGACGGCGAAAACTCTTTTCGCAGATTGTCAAGCTCAGTAATAAAATACTCTTTCATTTCCGGCGTAAATGCCGATCTGAAATCAGTAATATTCTTCGAAATACCGTTTCCGGTTGATGGATCTTTCAGCGATCTATAAAGCATTTGCGTTTCGATTTCAGCATCGTACATGCGGACATTTTCAAAACCTACTTTATGACCATCAAAAATTTTATCGGCTGCAAGTGTCGCCTGTAGTTCGTCATCTTCGGACAACAGTTTTACACGAATGAAATCACCCGGAGAACCGGGAATTTCAACGTCCTTGTATACCGCAGTACCTTGTCGAAGCTTTTCGAGTAAATTCATGCTACCCTGCTATCGATAAAATTCTGAACTTCGGTCAAGAATGCCGTCAGTTCTGGATATTTCAGTTTTGCACCGTTAAGCGCCTCAATGACACGCGCTTTATTAGCCATGCACGGAACCGGAAAACCTTTTGCTCGTTCGTTCAAATCATCTTTTATCATGGCGTGAACTTCGAGCAGCTCGGTGTTTTCCTTTTGTAAATCGGAAACGGTGGCACTTTTTACGGTGCCACCGATCTTTTTGTTCATTAGATCAACTCCAGATCCGGTGAACGTGTCTCGGCGGAATAAGACAGCGTGTAGGTTGCCTCGTTCTCGCCGTCAATCGGTGAATCACCAACCTCGGTAATTGCAACGCCTCCGAATTTTACGCGGTCGCCGTTGTCATACTGAACGGTGAAAGTACCTCCAAAAATCCGGCGTGGATCCACCCCGGCAACAGATTTCGGAATTTTCGCGTCAACAGTGAACCCGTAACGGGGCTGCAGTTTCGCGGTACCAGATTTGTTCATCAGAGCAACCGGTTTTGAAAGGGCAACAGAGTTTTCTTTGTACCCGGAAAAATCTTCGAAGTTTTGACCGTTATATTCGATCGAACATCTTGTTACATATTCAGCCATTTTTTATTCCTCCTTAACTCAGAATAAGATCGAGACGGTTTGCGATTATGTGCATTCCTGCGACAACTTTCGCCGGGATTGACACGTTGACACGGCCCACATTTTGCAAATCATCCTCAACAATGATTTCTTCACGGGTTACCGGGTTCCAGATTTCAAGCTCTTTCAGCAAGCGACAAACATCAAAAACCTCATCACCAAGAGCGAGTTTTGTTCTTTCGGTTTTCTTTGTTCTTCCAAAACGTTCCGCTTCACGGCTTTCGATTGCAATTTTTCCGTAATCCATCGAAAGTATCGTTGTCAGATCAAGATACGCTTCTGATTTTGATCCGGCTGCGTTGGTCGTGTATGTAGTAACCGCACGAACAATCTGAACCGTATCGCCGGGGCCGACTTCAAGAGGCGTAACACCGTTAAGCAAGCAAGATTCCTGCTGTGAACGGGAAAGTTGATCTTCAAGAGCAACCGGACCAATACCTTTAAGCGCCAAAGTATTCAAAGGCATTGCCGGGTCTGATTCACCGGCGGAAACCGCGCAATAAGCAGCGCCGATTTCATAATCAAGCGAGTGCCCGCGCTGGGTTGTTTTGGTCTGCTTTAAATACGCAACGGTCAACCGTTCATAGTTCAAAGTTGTCCCTGCAAGTGTTTCAAGTGTTGCCTGAACACCGGTATAACCGAAAAACCCTACTGCGGTCCGGCCTTCGGTCGGTGCGCTTGCATCCTGAAGATGCGTTTTCAAAAGTGCGAGATTCGTCGCGTCGTTGTTACAAACCATGATTTTGTTGTAATCGGCCGGGAAAATCGCGGTAAGCGCGGTTGCAATACTTGGGTCGGTTGCACCGCTTGTCGGCTGAACAATGGTAACCGTCGAAGTACCGACATTGTTATTACGGTACGAAACGGCGATATTGTTTCCAAGCGTCCCAAGGTTCCGAGCGGTAAGGGTTACAACCGCAGCGTTTACCGTTGCAATAACCGGTGTTTCAAGGTGAACGGCTTCAATCGCGAGTTTAATCGCTGTTGCAATTTCTGCTTGAGTATCACCGGTGAAAATTGTCGCTTCGGCGCGAACGTTTCCTATCCAGATTTCAATTGAACCGGTTGTTGATGCGGTACCGGCAATTGTAATAGTGCCAACCGCTGCAGCGCCCGCACCGTCAGGAACCGGGACAATCCACAACTGAAGGTTCGGATTTGCCTTCAATGCGGCTTTCGCGGCTAAATAAACGTTTGAACCGGCACCGCCGTATACTTTCGCATCTTCGGAGGAAAAAACCTGAACCGGGACGTTTGAAACGCCAGTTCCGGCACTTGTTTTCTGTCCGATAATGCAAACTTTTTGCGCGTTTGCGGGTAATCCACGGCTTGCAAGGGATGCGTTATATTCGCTATAGCGCCCCGGTTTCCGTATCGATGACGGAATGTTTTGAAAAGCGATTGTCATTTTACAGACTCCTTTTTAGTTTCCTTGACTTCTATCAGAGATCCGTCTGCAAGTTTACAACGGATATCATGGTTCGGTTGCACAGAAATAACAGTTTCTTCGTCAACCTTTTGCGATTGAATCCAGAAACTTAAACCTTTTCCAGCCTTTACTTTCACAATATTCCTCCTATGAAATAATAGCGCGATCGGTTACACGACGCCAGTTTGTACCGTCAGAAAATGCAATTACCGCACCGCCGGCCTCATTCGACACAAAAATCATAGCACCGGTTTTACCGGTTGCCGTCGGTACCGTTGAAACGGTGTAAGACGGGGCCGCCGGGATAAAATATGCCAAATCGTTAAAATGATTTATTCCGTCCCCGAATTTCATCCGCCCGGTGTCTTTTATAATGGCAAGTTCCCCGTCAGCTAAAACAGGGTTTGCAGTGGTCCAGTTTGCTATTGTGTCGCGTCGTGGTATAATTTTACGGTTCATTTCTTGCGGTTCCTCCGGTTATACCTTCAATATAATCTTTTGTTCCGGCTAAACCACCGGAAATATTTTCAATATGTTGCGAAAATGCTCCTCCGGCGTTTACGTCAGAAGTATTTACTTCAGAAACCATTGTTTCTGAGTTATCAACATAGTAGGTATTCACTATTTTCAAAAGTTCGCCTTGATCCGCGTCGATTTCCAGAGTCGCGGTATAGTTGAAACTGCATGTAAAATCGATCTGATACAACGAAAAACCAGCCCTTGCATACTCTTCGTCGGTGATATTTTGGAAATTCAAAGGCGTTAATTTGTCCTGAAGTGGCAACCCTAAATCAGTTATCAACAAGTTATTAACAATCGCGTCGAGTAATTTATAGGCTGCAAAACGTGATTTTTTCTCTCCGCCAAGATTCTGTGTAACCAAAAACAACGAAATGACTGGTATTTGTTTATAGGTTGTCATTGTAACTTTTTTATGAACGCCGGAGTCGATAGAAATATTGACTTTCGGACGCATGATAGAACCAGTTTGACGGTCAACTAATTGATTGAAATCAATATCCTGAACATCTAAACCGTTTTTATTTAGATGTTCAAGTATTTTCTCTGAAATTTTATCTAACATTTCAGTATGTTCTCCATAACGACGGCGAATATTGTTTATCTTCTGCCGTTTTATTGGTCAAAATTATACTTGGTTCGCTTTCGATCGGGAACGGTGAAACCTTGCCACTCTGGATATCACGCAGCATATCGACACAGAACTTGTAATCCTTCGAAATCGTTTCCGGCAATGTGAGCTGCATTTTCCGGCGATATAAATTATAAGCAGCGAGTTTTGTCGAAATATCAGAAATTAGCCCTGGAACATCGGAAACTTCCATATCGGCCGGGTATCTACCACGCAAAAATGAATCGATCAAATTATCTGCCTGTGAAATGCAGTCATAAACGATCTTTGTATCGATTTCCCCGGTGTTATTATCATCGGTAAGCTGTCGAATTATTTCAGGTTCCATGTATTTTTTAAGATCTGAAATAGTGCTATACAAATCAAGAGCAACGACCGAAGCCGTAATGGTTCCATCGCCGGAAACACTGACAACGCGAGTTGCTGCTAAAGAAGAATCTGCAATTATTAGCCCGCCGGTTGCGGACCATGTAGAATGCTTAAAACCTGGCGTTGGTATGTTTAATATCGAAATACTATCACCTACATCGACGGTGATTATTCCGGCCGGTGAAACTGTTGAATTTCCTGCGCTTTGAATAGTAACTAATGGCATTTAATCACCAACCCCTTTTATAAAAATGGCGCGGCGTTTTACCGTCCGCGCCATGTCAACAAACAAACAACCGTCAAAATTAGGTAGTCGCGGTATCCTTGAACATATATCCAAGATCGAGACCAACTGCAGAAATGTCAACCGATTCTTCCGCGTCGTACATCGTGCTGTGAATATCGTTCTCGTACCATGTGGTAATGAGACGGAAACCACCATCACGAGCAAGGCGATACTGATAACCGGGAGAAGGAACTTTCAGGCCGGGTTTCGCAGGTTTGTAGTAAAGGAAAGCGATACCTTTTCCGGTAGTGTCCCAAAGATCAACAGCAGTGAACTCGGTACCAGCAACGGTTTCTTCGTCAGTGCTTTTTACAGCGCTTCCAACGATTACTTCCTTAACCTTCGCAAGTGTCGCAAGTGACTGCTCATTGAGAAGCGGTGCATTTGCGCTTACCGACTGCGGATAGAGAAGGCTGATCAAAGCTGGTGCAACACAAAGCTGGGAATAACAAACATAATCCATGAACAGTGTGTTTGCTATCATACCAGTGTTTTTACGGATAGTGTCGCGGGCTTTCTTGATATCAGCAAGGAAAGTATCGTTTGCAGCGGTTGCGTCACCCCAGTGACCTTCGGCGTCTTCGCCACCGGCACCGACGGCGCTCCAGTTAGTAGCGTGCAAAAGCGCAGCAATTCGAACTTCTCTTTTCAGATCAAGCTTGTTCGCCATGAATTCCATAGCGTCGGAATCAGGAGAAACTGGAAGGTTTCCGGCCTGCGCTGCATCTTCTCTCTCTTCGTCTGTTACCTTTGTCGCGGTGGCATAATTTACCGGGTCAAGGTTCTGCAGATCAACAGAGAATTCGGAAATACGAGCAGCGGTGCCTGGTGCGCGAACTTCGGCCTCATCGGTGAACCAAGGGCCTTTATGATACTTCGGAACCTGAGTTTTTCTTGAAAGACCGCTGATAATAGGGAAAAGTCGATCGCCGACGAATTCCGGGTTACGATATGCCTGTGAAACATTTTGAAGAATGCCACGAACGACGATTTTCTGTGAATTTTTAACCATTTTATTTTACTCCTTATGCTGAAATGGCGATGCCACTTGAAAAAAGTTCGATAACGCCAACGTCGCCATCAGCACCGGTCGGTTCAACAACACGGCCGCAAGGAAACTGGGTCGCAACGGCGGTTTGGGCTTTTCCACTTGTAGCAGGACCGACAATGGTATTAACCGCAAGGCCTGCAGCGGTGACAATTTTTGTCTCTCCGCGAACCTTGATAACGGCCTCCATGCCCGCAGTTGGTGCATTTTGAAGAACGCCGTAAACCTTGTCGGTAATTGCATCCGCAAGTTCAACATTCGTTTTGGAAACAAGTTCAACAAAACGATACTGAGACGAAGAAAGATCCTCGCCCGCAATTTTAGAAATATAATCGCTGTCTGAATGACTAGCCATTTTAGACCTCCTCTGAAAGTTCAGGATTTTCGAAAAGAACAGCTTCAAGAGCCGCTCTGTATGTCATACCGGGATTTGCTGCGATTTTAGCCTCGACAGCGGATTCAAGTTTTGAAGCCGAAACCGGAGCCGGTGCGCTATTGTTGTCCGCGAAGTGTTCCCCGCTTACATCAACAAGAACCGCGCCTGCAGAAAGAATCGCTTTCTCAGCATTGAAAAGTTCCGCGTCTGCTTTCGCGAGAACTTCAAGTTTCTTGCTCTGGGTTGCAAGATTAACCGGCAAAAGCTTGCCTTCTTTTACCAGTCCATCAAGAAACTCCTTGATTTCCCCGGTAACTTTTGCGGCGTTGGCCGCCTCGATTGATGCTTTAAGAGTTGAATTCTCAACCTTCAAAGCGTCATTCTCAGAAGCGAGGGCTGTAATTTTAGCCTCCGACGCCTGATTTGCAGTTTCGAGCTCTGCAATTTTGTTTTCAAATTCTTTGCTCATGCCGGACGGCTCCTTTTTAGTGGTGTTTTTAAGCAAATCAACAACTTTATCGAGAATTGTTTTTTCAGGTTCAATTTCCGGCTGCTTGTACTTTTCTGCAACGTGCGCGGGAATTTCAGCATAATTGTACATGGTGAAGTCGTACATATTCGAAATCGAAACTTTTTCCGGAACGAACGAAGCCAGACCGAAACCGGCCGCCTCTTCAGCGGTCATCCATGTTGTTTTATTAACCATGGCTTCAAGTTCTTCGCGGGTTGCGGTCGAGTGCCGGAGGTATGCGGTAATTATTTGATCTTGCATTTTGTCGAGAACTTCGGCGCGTTCCCGTAACTGAGTAGAATTTCCACCTGCAGACAAAAACGGCGGGTGAATCATCATCATACTATTTTCTGGCATGATCGGCTTCTCTTCCCCGGCCATTGCGATAACCGAAGCAATCGAAGCTGCGACACCGGTAACGCGGATATTTACGGGGGCCGGGTGATTTTTGAGCGCGTCATAAATCGCGAAACCGTCGAAAACAGAACCGCCGGGAGAATTTATTTCAATATTCAGAACGCGGTCTTTGTTTTCCTTAAGTAAATTCGTGAAATCCTTGGAATTGTCCCCAAAAAAACCAATCTCATCATGCAAAAGTATGTCTAGTGTATCGGTTGTTTTATTTATTAGGGCTTTCCAGCATGTTTTTTCACTCATAAAATAGCACTCCTTACCAAGTAATATAATAATTATTCACAACATATCAACATTTTTTTTATTTTACTAACAAATGTTTTCGAAAAAGTCGCTTTATTGCGACTATATCGCTATTTTGAACCACTAAAAACGGACGCGCCGGAAGATTACCTTGTGGATAACCTAAGTTGTGAGCCCGGTTATAGGCTAATCCCCGGGATCCAACATAGACTCGATCGGACACCGGGTAAACATAAATCGACTTTTGCAGCGCTCCGGATTTACGAAGAATTTTCCAAGAAGCTGTTTTTTTACGCGGCCGCCATTTATTAGGGCCACCCATAACCGAGCCGGCTCTTTTATAAGCACCGCCTGTTTCAAAGCTTTTTTGAATCGATTGTTTTACGATTTCTCCGGCCTGTCTCCAAGGCATAGATTGAGCCCGGAGAATTAAGGTTTTCAACTTTCGCGTCGCTTCGGTGTTGTTAATTGTGATTCGCATTACATTTACCCGATCGCGTTCAATAATGGGTCGATTTTTTCGATACGAAGTTCTTTATCATTATCATTTTTTTTATTATGTACAACACATCCTTCACATGATCCAAAAAACTCACACCCAAGGCATATATTGTTTACTTCCATTTTTCAATCCCTCACAATCTCAAAATGTCCCATATCCTTAAACTTTGTCGTTGAAATTTCATCTTCGGAACCCCAGCGACCACCCCAGCGGATTTTATAGCCTTTGCTCGCGCCGATCGCGATAATGATTCCGGCAAGGTATGAACACTCATTCGCGCAATACGAAACGCCCTTGTTTTTGACATACGGGTACGCATCGACCGCATCGGAAGGAATTTTGTTGTGCTTTCCGTTTGGAAATTCCAACTTCGATAACCCCTGCGCAAATAATTTATTCTGTCGCTCTTTGTCCCGGTGACCTTCCGCAATTGTGATATCGAATATTTTTATCGCTTCGTTGAAAACAATTTGTAGTTCCGGGCAGCATGTTGACAAACGCTCTTTCGAAGTTTCAGAATACTTATTCATCTTTTTCTTTCCCCATGATTTTGTTGAATTCGATCATCATTGATAAAAATATTTTTTTCATTTCAGGCTTGTTTTTCTCGTATGCTTTACGACGGCTGGAGTATGATAGCTTGTAAAAACTTTGCTGATACGCTTCGGCGTAGATATCCCAAACGGTATTATAATAACTTTCGAAACACTTATTACTGAGACTTTCAAACGCCGGGTTCAATACATCAACGTTATTAACCTCGATGTATGTCGGAGGAAAATCATCGGCAACAACTAAATCATGGATATTCATCTTGCCAACCAAAAACGAAGCGTCGATTATTTTTTTATGTTTCATGGCCGTATAATTAAGCATGTCTTCCGAAAGAATAACAGAACCGTTGTCAATCGCATGTTGTAAATCGTGCATGTAACCGTCGGTTGCTGCATACTTAATCGGGCGCTCTTGAACATCATATTCAATCATACATTTTTTAATAATCTTCGCAATACATTTATCGGGATTTCCAAGACACGCCCCGCGATTATATCGCTGTTTAATTCTGTTTTCTCGAAGTAAAAATAAAATAGTGAGCAACAACGGAATAATCGCAGCAATGCTAATAGCGTCCCCCTTCTCGAAGTATTTCATAATCAGTGATAGCAAAGTTTCTTCAATCATCGGTTTGAACTTTCGATTTAGCAGGCTGTGTTTCAATTTCGCGAATGTCAAAATGCTCTTCGTCAAGGTTATACTTTTCCATGTAATATTCTTTTGTAAACTTCACGCCTTGACGAACAAGAGCCTCGTCGCGTTGTGCAAGTTCAGTATTAACCGATTCTTCCGGGAACAATTTGAACTTCGGCGGCTGACTTGAAAAATTCATGGCGTGCGTTCTTGCAATCAATTCATTAAACGCGCCTTCGACCATTTTCTGATCTGATTCGATAATATCCGCCCGCACTTCCATGTGCGACTTCGAAGCTGCAAGCGATCCGCCTTGTACTTCGGTTGTCAAGTTGGTCCCTAGTATCGCCATTGCAATTTCAGTATTCATTACGTCAAGATATGTCTTGTGCATCGAATCGCCTTTTGAAGAGGCGGCTTCTTTGATTTCCAATTCATACCCATTCGGTACCACGGCAACCGCATCAACAATCATATCGTTTAGCATTTCGGCTATCTCTTCCATTCTTGCGGTTGTTGCCCCGGCCTCGGCGGTCGCGGTCAAGAACGGCATGCCGTACTTCTCGACAAAGATAGTCCAGAACTTCAAACCGCTTTTCCGAAATGTAACCGGCCAAAAACAAGCTGACAAGGCGGCTTTCCCAAAAGGATTATCATAGGTCGGGTTTTTACGAACAACAATGAAACGATCCTTTGGCACAAGCACGCCGTCAATTGAATTTGATTTGTCGAAAAAGCGGAGCGCGTTATTTTCATCATAGGTAAACCAGCGCGAAGGTTTTCCAATGAATTCCGCCGGGATTATTTTACCTTGATATTCAGCCCAGATTATTTCCATAGGTTTATAACCAAATAACGCAGCGTCAAGCATTTCGGAAATAACCTCTTCTATTTTGTAATTCGAAAAAATTTCTTCGTAAAATTCCTTCTCGGCTTCCGGGGTTTCTTTCGAGACAATATCCCATTCCATAGCAAGTATTGCGGACTTTCTGGAAGTCACCGTTGCGGTAACACGAGAATCAAACATCAGATCCTCGTAAACCTCAATAGTTTTTCCAAGTTTCTCAAGAACAGGATCCGGGTTCGGGAGCGATCCCAACACCGACGAGAAAAAATCCTGCGAATTCTGTCGCGTCGCGATTTGCTTTGAAATCGTTTTCGATTCATCCTGCTTTGCAATCTTTTCAATCGTTCCGTCGATCGCCTTGTTTCTGAACTTCTTTTTCATTCGTAACCTCTTGTGGTTTCGGACCGGCGAATTACTCGCCTTGTCACTGGTTTCTGTGCAACCGCCGGGGCTGCTTTCAAATAATTCAGCGCTTGCGAAACAGTATCGACCATATCATCCGGTGAATCCATTAATTCATTGAATTCGCACATTTGGTCGATCAGTTTTTTATTCCATGCACCAAACAATAAAAAAACCTTTCCAGTTTCAAACAGCGGAGACACTGCGACGGCCCTTGAATATTTGTCGGTCGATACCGAAATCGGAACAACCGGCATTGATACATCGTTGCGGAATGTCTGAATCAAAGATTGTCCGCTTGCCTTGTCTTCTACAAGAATATAGTTAAGTTCCGGCAATTCGCCACTATAATTTATTCGGTCGCGGTATCCGGCTCTAAAATCGTTGGTCCATTTAACCAACTCCGGGAACTCTAATTTATCAGCCCACGAATACAAAATGAAATACCCGACGGTAGTTTCAAGAAACAAAGTTGCTGCAGAATCATCGTTTTCAGCGCCCTTTTTAAATGCGGTGTCCATCGATAAAAGGCACCGGCGCCATAAATGCTTACTTGGTAATTCATAGACAATATTGAACCATGCCGATTTAAAAACAGATTCGTCTCCAAGGTCCAAGCAATCGCCGTAAATTTCCTGACGCCGGACAATAAACGGAATATCATCTTCAAGCTCTTTTATGTCTTCTGGTTCAAGCAGCGGATTATCATAGCTTGAATACTGAAGAGTCAACCAATCTTTATGCTTTCCGGGCCCGCGTCCCTTGTCGATCAATTCCGAATAAAGGGATGTTTTCGCCGGATGCTCATCTTTCTTCGCCTTCCGGCCTTTCGGTGTTCCAAGGAAATAAACGGTACCTCTATAATCGAGCGTCATCGGCAAAACTGAATTGTACCAGAGATTTCTTCCGCGTTGGCCTTTCAAGATAATTCCGGCTTCGTTCATGATTATAATATCATAGCCGAAACCCTCGATATTTTCCGGGCGCTCCGCCGATCGTAAATCCATAGTACCGTTGCAAATCGAAAGTTCTTTCGTTTGCGACGAATATTTCCAGAATTTTTTATCGATTTGTTTTAGTACCGGCATGAAGTACCGGTTAATATATCGGTCGAGGTTAGCTTGAACGGTGTCAACCCAGAGTATTTTTTTACCTTCGATTAGTTTTTCGACGCAGAAATTTGCAGCGCCGTTAGTGGCACCCAACCGGCGGCCCTTCGGAACCACAATAAACCGTTCAGTATGTTCATTCAGGAATATTTCAATTTGCGAAGGTGTATAGGCTATGTCGAGCGGTTCCCCTGTTACCGTAAGCGAAGCCATTTTTAAAAAACCTCATCGATATCGAAATCGGTTTCGGTCTCGGTTGTCGTGGTCGTGGTCGTTGTTGTTTTCCGAATATCTGATTTCGATGTTATCGCCCGGCGCTCGATCTTAACGGTAAGTTCCCCGGAAACCTTGCTTTCCATTTTCACCGATTGAGAAGCAGAGCCCTCCATCCTATCAATGATATCTTTTACGGCGCGGTGGTCACCGCTTACCGCTTGCTGAACCTGAACCGCAGCGATCGCGTCATAAAGATTATACTTCTGATTATTAACGTCGATTTTTTTAATAACGTCTTTGCCATCAATGTTCAACCTAACCTCAACGGAATCGGCTTCAAGAACTTTCTTCATTGCAGCACGAAACGAGCGGGAACCTTTCTGGCGTCCTTTCGGATTCCTAACTTCGCCGGGTTTGATTTTATTCAACGCCATGGAATGCACCTTTCTTGGAAAGAGTCGCATTTTTGCGACCACCTCTCTTTTCTTTTGACTTTCGCGTCAATATTAATATAATAAATCGAATCCTAAGTAGTGGAAGTAAAAAATAACACTAATTAGTAACGGTTTTATTTACTTTTTTGTACACTTGTATTTCATTGATTTTAAAAGACTTACTATAATAATAATAATAATAATACATAGTAAATATATATATACCTACATATAATAATGTGTTTCAGTATATATATTCTATAATCTCTATTTAGATTTCTCCCTATTGGTCTATTTTATATTTCCTTACTTTTGATACTTTACTAAAAATGGCGTTTCTGTGCTAATTTCGCCACTTTTTGAGGTTTAAAAGTAAAATCATGGGTAGTTATGACTATGGTAGTAACAAGCATTTAATAAAAAAGTCGTTTTTTTTCTTGCATTTGTATAAAGTATTCGTTATATTACCATTATAGAAAAGGAGCCGGAAACATGGCAAAGAAAAATTTGAACGTCTCGATCGACGAGGCTATTTACGAGAGATTTCGGGAGAATTGTAAGAAAAAAGGGTTTACAATTACCGATATTATCGAGTTTTTGATGTTGAATTTTTGTGAAAAGGAGGATGCGAAATGAGGATTTTGAGCGAGATTGATTGCCGTGTTAATCAGGAGTTGAAAAGTTTCTGTAGAAAAAAAGGGGTTTCGGTTGCAAACTTCACTTCGTATTTGTTGAATAATTTCATGAAATTCGAATCAATGGTTGATTTTGAAAACATGCCGAAGAGGGTTTTTTCTAACATAAGAGAGCCGAAGATCAGAAAGTATATGATTAATTTTACTGTATTGGTCGGCGGTGAATTTGCGCGTGGTCGGGTTCGAATGAGTTTTTTTTCGAAGCCTTCAAAGCTGAACGAGGTACTTGATTTGCCGTTTTTCATGGCGATCAAAAAGGAATTTCCGAAGGCGTTTTTGAGAATTCACGGTTGCACTAATTTTCGGAATGATGAAAAGTGTGTTGATAAATTAAACTGGGTTGTTGGAAAAACCGAAGTTGCAGCAAAGTTCACAGATTTTTTCATGCGTAATTTGTTTTTAAATGTTGATAAAGGTGAACTCGTAGCCGTGGAGCCAGAGCCAGAAGATGACGGTTTTGATGAGGATTTTTTTGATGACGATGTTGAAGAGCTTGATGATAGATTTGAAGATGATGAATAGCCGGAGCTGGTAATTAAACACGAAAGGAAGGGTTTGAAATGTATTCGATTTTAAAATATCAGTTTAAACTGCGCAAAGTTGTTAATCTTGCATTCCCTGTAGGATCTGATTTATGGAACAAGCCAGCAAGAAGAAAGAATGGGCGGTCGGTTTATGACAGCAAGCGAAAAACTTTGGAACTGGCAGAAAAGGAGCACCGGACAAAATGACCTGCAAAACATGTAAACACAAAATTTGATATAACCCTCGACCATGGAAAAACATGGACTCCGGCGGGTAAACTAAAACAATAAAGATTTCACCCGCGCGCTATTGTCAGCCCCCGCAGCGGGAGGGGGCACTTTTTAAGAAAGAAGGGTATTATGAGCGAAGTTGTCGAAGGTTTTCGCGATTTAAAACATTTTTTGGCCCAAGAACGGGCGCAGCGGAACGCCGAGTTGATTCCATGGGCTTCCGGAGAACTTGAAAAAATCGGCTGTGAATTTGAAGTTGTCGATGAAACGTGCATTAGAATATCATACAAAGGCCGCAGTATTTTGTTTTATCCGCGTTCAGGTTGGTATTCGGGAAAAGGCGTCGGAAGCGGTCGCGGTTGGGGTAATTTGAAGAGGATTCTTACAAGGAAGGATCCTAAATAATGTTAAGGGTAATTGAACTTTTTAGTGGCATAGGATCTCAAACCAAGGCGCTAAAAAATATAGGTGTTGACCATGAAGTTATCGGAGTTTGTGAGATCGATAAATACGCGCACAAATCGTATGAAGCTATTCACGGCGAAACATTAAATTTCGGCGACATAACGAAAGTCGATCGGCTGCCGGGCGCTGATTTATGGACTTATTCTTTCCCTTGTACGGATTTGAGTCTTGCAGGGCAGCAAAAAGGAATGAAGCGAGGGGACGGAACTAGATCCGGGTTGTTGTGGGAAGTTGAAAGGCTTTTAAAACGTTCAACGCTTCCGAAATTTTTATTAATGGAGAATGTAAAACCGTTAGTTGGTGAAAAGTTTTTACCTCATTTTATAGAATGGCAGCGTTTTTTATATTCTCTCGGATATTCTAATTATTGGCAGGTTTTGAACGCTAAAGATTATGGCGTGCCACAAAACAGGGAAAGGGTTTTTTTAGTATCAATTCTCGACGGTGAAGGTTACGCATTCCCGGTGCCAGTGAAACTCGAGAAACGCTTGAAAGATGTTTTACAGGAAAGTGTTGAAGAGAAGTTTTATTTGAGTGAAAAAGCAATAAGTGGATTTTATTCACATAAAAACAATCACTTGGAAAAAGGTAATGGTTTTGGTTTTCAAATAGTTACTGGAAACGATATTTCAAAAACTATTTTGTCAAGATATTACAAAGATGGTGGAGATTGTTTAATTAAAGAGGAATCAAGTATTTGCCCTACAATAACAACTAGTAGGCGGGAACACAACAACCATTTAATTACAAACAGAATTAGAAGATTAACCCCTCTTGAATGTTGGCGCTTAATGGGTTTTGAAGATAGCGACCATGAAAAAGCTGCAAAAGTAAACAGTAATACACAGCTTTATAAACAGGCAGGTAATTCGATAGTTGTTCAGGTTTTGGAAGGTATTTTTAAAAATATGTTTCAGAAACCGAGTGTTGAATGTGTTCAAATTGGAATGAAATTTTAAGGAAAGGAATTCATGAAAAATCTATTCGAAAAATTAAAAATCAAAATCGCGGTAGTAAAATACCGGATTGATTGCGTTGTTGTAATTTTATTATCGAGGTGTAAACGATGAGTATTCAGAAACAGATTCAAAAAAACCGGATGAAACGAAGCCTTTCAAACGAGCACGTTTGCGGTTTATGTACCTACGGGGCGCCGAGAAAGCCGGGAGACCTTGAACTTTTATGCAAGAAAAAAAACAAAATGGTTTCGGTAATTGAATTCGCTTTGTACCTGCCGGAGCAGGGTTCATGTTTTAAACTATCAGAGGAAGGTATAAGATGGCAAAGATAATCGCGCTGCTTGCTATGCTTGTTATAGGTTGTGTTTCAAACCAACCTGAACCACAAGATTCTGAACTTGTAATAATCGACGGCCATGAATATTTTAAATGTGGTGAATCGGCGTATTTTCATAACCCAGATTGCGCGGGGTGTAAAAGTGGTCAAAATTGAAATAACGATAGATGAAAACCGGGTTGCCAACTATGGCGCTATAATCATCGGCGAAATCGTTCAGGATAGATTAACCGGGGAAGTTATAGGAGTCGATCAGGTTTCTGCGCCGGGTTTTATGGTAAATGGTAATTCGAAAGAAGATCCTGTCATATATGC